CTGGTATAAAAGCAATAGTAGGAACAGCCTATGAGATGAACATTGAGTTATCCACACTATACGTTAAGCAAGCAGACCAAAGTGGTACAACGTACATGCAGAACTATAGATTGGTCTTACAAGAAATCGAGTTTCAATATGCTGACAGTGGTGAATTTACTGTATGCGTGGACTATGTTGGTAAACCTACACGCAACTATAAATTCACAGGGCGCATTTTAGGGCATGAAGAAAACATCATAGGAAAACACCCTATTGTTACAGGCTCATTTCGTGTACCGTTACACAGCCGTAACATCGACACAAAGATTATTATTAAAAACTATAGCCCTCTACCTAGTAGTTTTGTAGGTTACACGTGGAGAGGCAACGTTACATATCGTTCAAGACAAGTATAGAAAGGAGCACTGAATGAGTTGGCTAGGTTTAGGCTTACAAATTTTAGGCACTTATAACCAGTGGGAATCAGAGCGTGAACAGGCTAAAGCCGTTGGTAGACAAATGGCTGAGCAAGCAAAGAACGCTATTACCACGATGAACTATGCATTTCAAAACTATGAAGAAGAACGTAGGGACGCATTTGACACCGCCCTTAGCAATCTGGAGAAACTCAATATTAATGCAAGTGGTTTACAAGGCAGTGTTGATAATGCGGTGTCTGAAGATTTAGGGGACAGTAAAACTGGGCGTCTTTTACGCCGTGCTACTCATGCTGAAGCATTGCGAGCCGCCTTGTCTGAAAAGGATAACTTCAAAAGAAGAAGCAATGAGATTGACCTTAATAAAGAACAGCAACTTGTATATACCAAAAGTTATACAGCTGGGTTACACCCACCTAAGATGCCAAGTAAAGGTGAACTTATCTTTAGGCTTGCCAATGCCGGCTATCAGGCGTACACACAACAGCAACAGGTGGACGCATTCAGACAATCTCACTACTACACAGGTGCACAAGGTGGAACAACTGGTAGCAATATGACCAGCCTTAGTCCTTCTTATAGCACCATGAACTACCAAGCTGGAATGTACGATAACCCTACCAGTGCTATGTACTTTGGGACTAACTCATTTAGGCAATATGGTTTTGGGTATTATCCATCGTCAACCAACTGGTTTAGTGGTAGAAGTTATCGTTCAGGTGCATACGCCAATGACCCTAATAATTTAGGTTTTGGAATGAGCACCTTTAGAACCTTAGGTATCTTTTAGATAAGGAGCAATGACATATGCCAAGTAATGTATCACAGGCAATAGGGACAGCCCAGCAGTTTATGCAACAGCCTAAGAACGTTTACGAAAAGAAACTCTTAGGTGTACAACAGAACTGGAACGTTACGGCAGAACAAGATGATAGCCGTTCACGTATAGGGAAAACCCTAGAAGCACTGGGAGTGTCCATTGGTCAGAATGATTTAGAACGTGAAAAGCAACAGTATGAAATCGCTCAGACAATAGCACCCCAGTTTTTCGATAAGTTAACAAATGAACAGAAAAGGAAACTCACCAATGCTGAAATCTTAGCAAACACTGGTGAGTACAACCTTAGTGATAATCGCTATGCAGTTGGTGTCTTAGACAAGTTGCGTGGTGAACACTTAAGCAACCAGTGGAATCAAGAGTACACCATGTATTCCATGAATCAACCACTGGCAAATAGTCTTGAAGAAGAACATCAGCGTTATGAGCAGTTTATGAATGGTAAATTTGATGAATGGCAAGACCTTAACAATGGGTCTATTAGCAATCAGTACGCATTCTTCAATGGCTACTATGATAAACAAGCTGAACACGTTGTAGCAGTTTCTCAAAGTTATTTAGACAACAAAGAAAGACAAGTACAACAAGACCGAGTGGCAACCATTCACTCAAAGGCAGTCGATGTAGGGCGTTTCTTTCAGTATAGTAAAGACTTAACTGATGAACAAATTGATGCTAAACTCATGGAACTTCAGACGTATGTCAACATAACACAAGGGAAGAACCCAGAAATTGAATTTAATATCAATAAGGACATCATGGAAACACTATTAGAGCATAGTGCTGACCAAAGGGTAATTGACCGTTATGGTGAGTTTACTGACTACCGTGGCAGACCAATTAAGGAAACACTGAACCCAGTAGATTATCGTGATAGAGTAGTTGCTAAGGGGCAACAAATTGCGAACCAGCAAGCCTTACAAGACCAAAAGGAACTTGATGCATTTACTTCAGTAGGTGCACTTGATGCTGAGTACACCCGCTTACAAAATTCTGATAAACTTGAAGATAAAGAAAAGGCACGCCGTTGGAGCACTAAGTATTACCAAAGAAGAAAAGAACTGGAAATTGAGGAAAAGCAACGGCAAGCTAGAATGCTGAAAGAGCAAACAGTACGAGGGACTGAAGAATGGCGTACAGGGCAACTCACTCAGATGATTAGAAATACTCTTAAAGAAGACTGGGCTGGTGTCATTCCACAGACTGAAAAGGAATTAGACGCAATGGGCTTAGGTGGACTGGTAGCACTTAACCAAGCAATGTTACCAATTCTTGACGAGTTAGCACAGGCTGGAGATGACGCTGGGTTAGCACGTTTAGTAAAACAGCCAATCATGGCTAAGGGTATGCAAGCGTACTTTAAGAATCATTTAGACATCGACTTGACACGAGGAGTTATGTCACCAGCTATTGAATTGGCTTTAAAGTATGCTGGTAGAGATGGTAATTACATTAAACAAGTAGTTGGTGAACAGTATGCACCAGATGTTACCGCATTGAAACTCTTAGTAGACACTCATGGTGTAGAACAAGGTATGCAACTGTATCGTGAAGGGCGTCAACGCTTAGACAATCCTGACGAAAAGAAACGTATTACTGATGAAATCAAGTTGTCCCCTAAAGGCGATATTCAAGTGTATGACCTCTACTGGGACGCTGAAACACCGTACACGTATAGCCCTGAAAAATTACCACCTGATATGATTAAAGACACTGAAGAATTAGCTATTCGTTATCGAGCCTTTGGTTTCTCCACAGAGCAGTCTTTGGAAATGGCTAGGATAGCTACTCAACAGAAATACGTTGCCGTTAATGGTGTCTTTATTCCTACTATTGACTATCAGAAGATTGTCAACATGAATACGCCACGGACTAATGAAGCCCTTGAATATGCTATTCGTGTCTTTACAAATGACTATGTGTCCCCAGCACGTTGGTATTCTAATGGCTCAGATGTGTATTTGAGTGTCATTGAGAATGGGACACCTAAACAAATTCCGTTGTCTAAAATTATCAACCAAGTAGATTATTCAACACAATGGTTTAAAGACCACCCAAGTGAAGACAACAACAGTAATTTAAGTAATTCTGTACTAGAAGCAAATCAAGACTATCAACAAATGAAAGAAGACTACACTGTAATGGACTAGAAAGGAGCAGTATGGCAACACATTGGTTTTTAGCACGAATACATGAACTTGCTGAAGCTGAGTATGGTAAAACATTTGCAGATTTACTTATGTTTCAACAAAAAGGTGAATCTACAAATGGTACAAGCCCAGTGTTTATGGCTACAAATAACCCCGGGGGTTTTACACAAGGGCAGACGCCTAACCGCTCAGGTGCACGCCAGCCAAAAGAAGAAGGGGGAAATTACTATAAGGAATATGACACGCCTGAACAAGCCTATGATGACTTAAAAAGAAGTTTCTTCAATTTTTACCCTGAGATTTACAATGCAAAAAGTATTGATGAGTATGCATCAGTCTTAAAGGCTAATGGCTACTTCACTAAAGATTTACCTTCATATATTCAAATGATGATAAACAATAGTGGGGAAATGGGAGAAATATTGCGTGACCCTTCTTATGTTTATCAGTGGGGCTCAGGTGAAGAACAAGAGTGGCTTGACCCGATGAGTGCGTCTTATGGTGGACTTAACCCCTTCTTTGTTGGTCAGAACCTTCCTATTTCTCCATATGGCTTAGGTGGGTCATTAAATAAAACTGGTGAATGGGTAAGCGTAGCTAGAGGAAACCGTACAGACTTAGGTGGAAGCTGGAGTGCCTTCAAAGACAGTTTTGCAGATGCATGGCTAAACAATGGCTCAGTTAGTCTAGGTAGACGCATGTACTATGCAACACATCATGACTGGGAAAAAGGGAAAGAAGACTTATCTAACCTTGATGACGCCACGTTAAAGCAAGTAATGGCTAACTTAGGTATGACTGAAGATGAGTACAACTCTAAACAGGGTAGACGTTATGAAACCTTTGAGCAAATCAAGTCACAAGCATGGGACACCCAGCAGTTACTCTTACTGGCTAAAATGAAGGGTGAAGACCTTGACCGTGAAGAACGTATTGAAGCACGAGGGACAACCGCAATGGGAGTGGCTGGTATGCTTACTGGGACACTTTTAGACCCTCTAAACTTTATTCCACTGTTCGGACAAGAAGCCCTTGCAGTTAAACTCATGGGGCGTGCTGGTGGGGCACTGGGAAGTAAATTGTTGTCTTCTCAGTTTGCACACATTGCTGAGATTGGTTTAACCAATGGTTTAATCAACGTTGGTGACCAGTATGTAGCTAACAAGGCTGGTTTCTGGAACCAACAAAATTATGGACTTGCGTTTGCACTGGGGGCTGGTGCTGGTGCTGGGTTGTCTTTCCTTAGACGAAATCAGTTGGTAGCACCAGATAAACCTAAAGGTAAACACGTACAGACCTTTGAGAATGAAGTTGAAACTACCAGACAAAAAGCAGTCAATGGTATCACTGAAACTGAACCAGTGAAGCCTAAGACAAAGATTGACCCTGAAACCATTGCACCAGAACTTAGGGAACCGCCTAAGGTAGAACCTTTAGGTGGACTTAAACGCCTTGATGATGACCTTGTAGAACCAGTGATGTTGAACATTCAGAAGAAAGATGGACTTGTTGACAAGGAACTCATAAATACCCTTAATGAACGCTATGACTTGAAAATCAAAGGGGACATTACTGGGGACACACTAGGCAGATACCTTCACAATGAGCCTGATGTGTCTTATGTCCGTTCTACTAAACTGGTCAAAACTATGGAAGCCTATGGACTGGAAACAGTTGAAGACATGGCTAGACATGTACTGGCGTACAATAAGCACTCTAAGACAGGTGCTATTAAGGAATACTTTGAAGACATCATTGGTGGCAAACTTAGTGATGCTCAGTTTCTGGACGTTGCTAGACACATCAAAGAGGGTGGCACATTCAAGAACCTTACACTGAAACTTGATGATGGTAGTATGTTTGTCAATGGTGAACGTGTGTCTAAAGACAACATCATTGGTAAGGCTATTGACAATGACCCTATCTTTGATGACCCTTCAGAAATTCCTGAGCTATTCATGCATGAAACAACTGTTAGAAAAGTTGGTGAAGGTAAACCTAAGAAAGTACCAGACAAGGACTATGACCCCTTTGGTGCTGAAAAAGATGGACGTGTTGAATACAATGAGTTAAACCTTAGAAGTCAAGATACAGTTGACCGGGAACAGCAACTGGGTGGCAATAAGATTGTACAAGTGGCTGGACGTAAAGCAGAAACCAATAGACTTATTGGCAACCGCTATGGTGTCTTTATTGACTCAGTATCACGAACCATGAATAAAATCGCTAAACGCATGGGTATTGACCCACGAATGCGTGACGTGAACACTGGGAATCGACCACCAGTATCAATGGAAAAGAAAGTATTCATGAAGAAGTATGAGAAACCTCAAAGTGACTTCCGTGTTGCCTTTAAAGACTGGTGTGTTGAAAACAATACGTTACCAACAGCTAATGCTAAAAGACGCTTTAATGAAGAAGTTAACAACGTGTATGACAGCAAGCATAACCCTTACAATGCTGATGGTTATACATCAAGTAGCAAAGCAATTAACAATGCAGTAAAAGCAGTAGAGGACTTCCGTGAACTTGACATGCGACTTCACAAATTAGCTGGTACACTTCCTGAAGACTTTCAGGGTGCTGGTGAGTTATGGAGAAGAGTTGACTATGATAAGCAAGGTGTCTTACGAACGAAATTCTCTAGTGATAAAAAATTCTTCAACTTCATTAAAGACATGGCAATGGAATCAATCAAATGGAACGATATTGACCCTAAATTCAAAGAGGAATACATTGAGTTGCTCCAAATGTCAGACAAAGAAGCTGAAGAAATCATGCGTAAGAAAGGTATTGATTTTGTCATTGGTAGGAATATCAGTGGTAGTAGCAATGCGTTTAAAGACATGGACGCCGTGAAGGGCTACATTAAGAATCAGATTTTGTCTAAAGATGAAAACATGTTTAGAGAAGTGGTGGCTGGCCACTGGGCTGAACAGGTAACAAAACGTCAAGATGACATCTTAAGTGACGTGCATGTGTCTTCTAATAAGCTAGGATACTATCAAGCACGCTTACCTATGGACACTAACAAAGTCTTTGAGTTACCTGATGGCAACTTGTTTACCTTTAATGACAGCTTAAGGAATCAGGACTTAGACACCATTATGGCTTATGTAGCTAACCGTTCGAGTGGCACAATGGCACTTAAGCGTGCTGGTATAGACAACCCAGTTACTGACTTAAGACAAATATATGAACGAGTAGAGGGTGAGTTGTCTGAAGCCGTTCAGAAACGGTTAATATCAAGGTCACAAATGACAAGAGAATTAGAGGAACTTAAAGATGTATTCCACAACATTAGTGGTGCTTTAATATTCCCTGAGCATATCCACCCAGACAAAGTACCTGACATGATTAAGCGTATTCTCTTAGGTGAATCTTATAGACAAAATGGTATGAACTTTGGCGTCAACCAGATTGGTGAAATGATAGGTGGCACTGGAGTTGTTGGTGCACGAGCCTTATTCCACTACATACCAGCCTTGCATGACCTATTGCACAAACTTAAGTATTCTAAAGACTTCAGTGCTAAGCAGTTGAGTGTCTTTAAGGATATGCACTTAGGTCACGAACTGGCACAGCACATCTGGTACAACCCTAAGTTACAACGAAATGTATACGGCTCAATGGCTGAACAGCAAGGTGTCACAATGAAACTCTTAGGTAACATTCAGAGTGCAGTTGATTTTGGTGGCAAGGTCACTTCTACAATCAATCAAATCTCACGATTGACACACCTCAGTGTTTCCGGTATCAAAGCCGATATTATGCCTGAGATGATGTTATGGGCTAGAGGAGAATTTAATAGTACCCTCAGAAAGAACCTCTTTAGTGACAGACACTTAGCTGAAGCTGGTATCAGAAATGCTGATGAATTTAAGAAAATTCTTAGAGATAGACTGATGAACTTAGGTGATGAAGACGATGCATTGTCTAAGGCAATCACTAAGTGGCAAGATGAAGACCTCACCAGTTACATGAAGCTAGAAGCATTCCTTGACCTTGCAAGTCAACGTGCTATCTTACAGCCTGACCTTTGGAACACGGCTAGAAAGTACAATGGTTTTGCTGGACTGGTACAGGGTATTGTCTTCCAGTTTAAGAACTTCTCACAAATGGCACTTAATGGTCACTTAGGACGCATTCTGAATAGCCGTGAACGTGAAGACTTTAACTTGCTCATGACAACATCAATTAGTAATGGTGTCATCTGGGCTACTTCAGTATTCTTCAATTCGTTCAAATACTTTGGCAATGATGAGCAGAAACGTCAAGAGTACCTTGAAAAGACACTCACACCTGAACGCTTGATTACCACTGGTATGCTTAGAAGTAGTGTGTTGTCTGGGTTGTCTTTTGCCAATGACGCATGGGAAGTTGCTATGGGTGGTACTACTAGCCGTACTACAGTTGACCGTGCCCCTAACAAGCAAGGTGGCTTACTGTACAACTTATTTACTCAGTTACCAGCCACACAGAGTGCTTATCGAGCATTCAATGGTGCAACCAGTGCGCCTGAAATTATGGCTAACTTAATGGCGAATAAGGACACTGATGTTGACCCATTGGTACGCTTATTCCCTCTTGACCGCTGGTTACCAGTGAAGGGGGCATTGTCCATCTTAGCTGACAAAGCTGACTTAGAACAGAAACGCCAAAGAGAACGCAAGCGTAAACAAGATGAACGCAATAAGAAGAAATTAGAACAAAGAAAGGAACGCAATGACAGACAACAGAACGTACAAAACGAAAGTATACTTGACATGCTCAAATAGTCAGACCAATTACACATTTGCCTTTGACTACATCAATGTGAAGTACATTAAGGCAACAATCAATGGTGGCTCACCATTAGTCTGGGGAACTGACTATGTTGTCAATGGGCACACCTTAACGCTTACCAAAAGCCCAGAACAGGGGGACTTATTGCTCATCTATCGTGAAACACCAACAGACAAAACCGTTGAGTGGTACGATAGTAGTATCTTAAGAGCCAAAGATATGAACCTATTTAATACCCAGTTATTACACGTCAATGAAGAAAATGTTGACCGACTGGCTGACAGTGGTATTCAGGAAGACAAACTTGACAATCGTTGGGACGCACGAGAGAAACCTATTAAGAATCTTAAAGCACCAACTGAAGATACTGAAGCAGTAAATTTAGGTTTCTTAAAGTCCACTCAGGAATCATACCTTAATGCAAGCCAAGCGAAAGTCAATGAAGCAACCACTCAGGCACAACTTGCGACTAATCAAGCGAATAACGCTAAGGAGTACGCAAGACAAGCTAAGGCAAGCGCTGATGCAGCAAGTATGTCACAAGTGCAAGCCAGTACAAAGGCTAGTGAAGCCCAAGCGAATGCAAGTAGTGCTAGCAATAGTGCATTCAATGCGAGCACCAGTGCTGCCAATGCAAGCGCCAGTGAAACCAATGCATTCAACAGTGAACGAACCGCTAAGGGACATGAAGACAAAACTAGGGAGTACATGGAAACTACTTTGTCTTATAAACTTGATGCAGACCAAAGTGCAACCAATGCGAACACCTCAATGATACAAAGTGCAACCTATGCAGAAGAATCTAAGAAGTACCGGGATGAAGCTAAGGCAATCGCTGGTAAAGATTTTGTGACCAATGAAGCCTTTGAGAGTTACAAGCAGAGTGTACCAAATATCATTCAAGCCGAAGTAGACAGTCATAATGAATCATTATACGCTCACTACCAGTTGTTTCAAAATGTTAACCAAGAATTAGACACAAAGGCTACTAAGAATGAGTTAAACACAATGAAAGACAATGTGAATAACCAGTTGGCAAACAAAGCGGATATGGCTGAGTTAAACACAATGAAAGACAATGTGAATAACCAGTTGGCAAACAAAGCGGATATGGCTGACTTGTCTACTAAACGTGATATTAGTGACGCTACATTTAGCAATAATATTGTTGTCAATAATGGGGAATGGGGTAACATAGAGATTAAAACTAGCAATGGCAAGTATATGCAGATTGAAGTGTCACCAGATAAAGATAATCGAATGGGTATGCTTATGAGGAAAAATAGTAATGGTGAGACTGAAGCAGCACTTAATATACCAATGCGAACAGGAACACTGGCAACTACTGACCAAATTCCTAAAGGTGTTGTAGATGAAAGTACTTCTGGCTCAGGTTTCTGGCGTGAATGGAGTGATGGGTGGCTAGAACAGGGCGGTTTTGTAGCCTCTAGTGGGAGAGATACTCAACTTACTTACAATAGACCATTTAGAAGTGAACCAACTATAAATGTTATAGCTAGAGCACACGACGGTACTTACCTAAGCGGTTCTCAAAGTAATGCGCAGGTATCTTATATAGGTAATACAGGTTGCCGTATTTCTATGTATGACGCTAATAATTTACAAGGTTACTGCTGGCAGGCATGGGGGTGGAAAGCAGAATGATAGGACAAAAGATATATAAGACAGACCTAAGTAATTACACCGAGGTAGCCCAGTGGTGTAATGCTAACAACGCTACAATAGTAGACCGTGATGACTACTATGAGGTAGTACCAGTAGTCCACATTGTTACCCTTGAAGACCAAAAGAGGGAACTTTTTGATAAAGTTGAAATGCTCAAAAGTGCATACGCTGGAGCGCTACTCATGGGTAATGATGTGACAGACATTAAGGCAAGTTTTGAAGAAACAACAGCTAAACTAGCGGAAATCTTAAAGAAAGAACGAGAGGAATAACTATTGGAAAATATACCTTTGAAAGCATTTCAAAATGCATTAAGCATGGCACTATTGATTAGTATTCTTGTCTTTGCTGATGTCTTAACCAAATGGTTTTGCATCATAGACAAATACAATCGTGACAAAAAGAGAGAGTGTAGTTTAGCAAATACTTTTAGGGGAATGTTCTTCAGAGCGTGGCAAGAAGGGTATTTAGAGAGTAGAAAATTTAGGGAAGAACTAGGGAAGAAATCAAAGGCGTACGGTATAGCAATTCTCATAGCTATTGCCGTGTACCTATTCCCAGACTTTACGGTACAAGGTGTACCAGCAGATGAAGCACTCAGTTTTATCATTTACTTATCAGTAGTGGTAGCTGAGTGCTTTTCTATTGTAGAAAATTTGAAAGAAATGGGAGTTAAAGAAGCAAGTTTTGTACGTGACGGACTTTTAGCAGTCTTAAGAAAATTCGGGGTGAACCCTTCACCAGACACTACTAGAACTGAAAGGAAAGACAAAGATGAATCAAATTAATTTTCAAGACCTAAGCAACTACACAGTACCAGCTAGAGGACAAATCAATAGAATTTACTTGCACTGGACAGCTGGACGATATGGACAACACTTTAGTGACTACCATTTGAACATTGATGCTGACGGAAGCCTATGGACTGACATGTATGGCTTTACAGACAAAAAGGCACACACATGGAGAAGAAACAGTAATGCTATTGGTATTGCCCTTGATTGTGCTTATGGCTCATCTATTGGTTATGACGGACAAGTTAATCATGGTGATTATCCACCAACGGAAGCCCAGCTTGATATGTTGGCTAAAGTAGTGGCTAAACTTTGTATCGAAATTGGTATTCCTATTGGTTACCCAACAGTCATGACGCATGCAGAAGTCGCTGATATTGACGGTTATGGAATCTTTGACAGTGACCCAGATATGCGGTGGGACTTGTATGGTTTAGGTGACGAGATTCGCATGAGAGCAGAAAGGTACGCTTATGAGTGGGGACATTAAAAGAGCAATCAGAATCGCTTGTTATGTTGTCTTTATTGGAATACTTGCGACTGGCTTATGGTTTTACTTGTACCAGAAACCACCCGATAGCATTAAGCCCCCAGCGCCACCAACGAGTGAATCAGTAGCGGTACAACATAAGACAACCAACACCACTACTTACCAGTATGTTCCTAAGGATACACCACAAGACCCAGATGTTGAAGTGTTGTCTAAGCCTAAGCCTATCACAGTGGCAATCAATGGAGTGAAACATGAGATACCTACTGATACCGTGAAGGAAGAACACAAGCTGGACAATGGAAAGCTAGTGGTTACTGAAGAACGTGAAGTGAAACTTAATTTGACCATTCCTGAACAGCCTAAGTTTAAAAAAGGTGTATACATCGAGAATGACTTATCTAAAGGTACG